AAGCCCGGTAAACTCCCCGCCCTGCGCGGCCGTGCCCGGCACGTTGACCGTCGCCAGGTCCGCCCCCGGCACGTACGTCCCGCCTGCCGCCACCGGCAGGGTCAGCGTGCCGGCCGGCAGCAGCACGGTGTCCCCCGCCACCGCCGCAGCCACCGCCGCCTGCAAGCCCCCGGCCGTGGCCGGGTACTCCGCCAGCCGCGCCGCGCCGGGGTGGCGCAGGAGGATCGTGGAGCCGGAGAGGTGGATGGTGTTGGCGTCCACGAAGATGCCCGCGCCGGCGGCGGCAGAGATGATGCGGTCCACCACGCTACCGGCGGTGCGGTTGGCGAACGGCGCGAGCGCTCGCGCCAGGGATGTGATCTTGCGGCTACCCCGCATGGACCCCTCCCATATCGTAGTCATCCTCAGCGCCCCGCGAAATGATGGTCAATCTGTCCGTGCGCGGGTCGTATTCGGTTTCTGTCAAAAAATTGAGCGAGGCGTCGCCCATCCTCGTGGCGTCCAGCCCCAGCCCCGGCCCGTCGATGATCCGCGCCCACACGCCCGCCGGGCAGGTGGACTTTTTGACCGCCCCGCCGTACATGTCGGTCAGCGTGCCGTCCAGCGACAGCCGCAGTGCGTCGGACGGGTCGGGCTCGCTGTAGACGCGCACCCGCCGGTGCGGGTCGACCGCCGCGAGCATCCTGACCCCGGCCGATGTGCCGCTCTCGAGCAGGGTTTCAATCTCGGTCAGCGCGTCCGCGTCCCCGTCCCGGTAGCTCTCGGTTGAGATGCCACTGTCCACCTCGACCTGCACGCGGCTGAAAAACTGGCCGTAGTTCGCCAGAAGCGAGGCGATCTGCTGGCTGGTCGGCAGGATGGCGTTATCGTAGACCCTGAAATTCAGCGAGTAGTCGAGGTCGTTCCAGGTCGTACCGTCGTAGGCGCGCCCGACGCCGTTGGCGTAGCCCGCTGCCGGGTCAACCGTGACGGCGTAGTAGTTGTCCGGGTCGACCGCGCCGGAACGCTCGACCGTCAAAAAGTATGTCCCGCCCGCCGTCAGCTCCTCCGCTGCGCTGAAGGTGAAGCGGGTCCAGGTGGCTTCTGTGGTCAGGGTTGACCCGTCGATGCTGGCGCTCACCAGTTCGGTATCCGGGGCGCTGTCGTCGACGTTGGTATACAGCTTGACGGTCAGGTTGTCGGTCGGGTTGCCCACCTTGCGCACCTGGATTTCCACCGCCTGCGCGTTGACCGCCGCCGCGCCGAGGTCAAACGACTGGGCCACCGCCTCCCGCGTCGCCAGTTCGCCGACGCTCACTTCGCTGCCGCCCGTCTCGTAGGCCAGCGCGAGGGCGACGGGAACGGAGGCGTAGCGCCAGCCGAGCGTTTCCCACCAGCCCACGGCGTAGATCGTGGCGGACGGCTGCGCTTTGGCAACCGGCGAGACCCGCCGCAGCCGGGCGCGGGGCTGGGCCCGCTCAAGCAGGGCCCGGTCGCGGTGGGCCTCGGCCTGCTGCGGGGATACCCCCGACAGGCTGTCGAGCAGCTCCCTGACCCCGTACTCGGCGGCGCTGAACGCGTCCTCGGCCCACTCGGTCGTGGCACGCACGCCCACGCCCTCCTCCCCGGCCTCAACCAGGGTGTAGGCCACAGCGACGCGGTTTGCCATCTGGTCGAGCGACGTGCTTAAGGTCAACGCCCCGACCTCCATGCGAACCTCGTTGACCAGGCCCCACCAGACCAGTTGGCCGTCATTGTCGTATATCTCAACCGGGCAGCGCAGCAGTTCGGGCAGCGCCAGCAGGTCGGCCACCCCGCCCGTGGCGGTGATCTCGGCTCGGCGCGGCCCGCCCACGGCGTGATGGGCGTACGGCCCGACGGTAAAGGCCAGCGACCCGGTGGCGGCCGGTTGTGGCGCGGCGAGGAACGGGCGCTGGTAGAATACCGGCCTCATAATGCCCTCCAGCGCGGGCGGTAGTACAGCTTGGCCGTCACCAGTCGGTCCACCTCGGCTCCGCCGGTGGTCCAGCCGTGCAGGAGCAGGTACAGCCGCTGCCGTTTGCCCGGCGCGAGATGGATGGGCTGGCCCTGCGCCAGCACCGGGCAGACTGCCGCGCCGCCCGAGGAGGCCACATAGGCCCGGTCGTTCACGGCGTCGTCCACCACTACCTCGCCGTAAGCCGCGCCGGGACGGGGTTTGAGCACCCGCCAGCCGTCGGCGGGCATGAGGTAGAGCGTGTCGTAGTAGACGTTGCGGGTGTTGGCTGAGTAGGCCCGCAGTTCGAGTGTCAGCGCCCCGGACGTGCCGGGCAACCAGGGCGGCATCCGCAAGGTGTACAGGTCGTGGATTTTGGAGAGGTCCGTGGCGGTCATGACCTGCGGGCTGGACCACAGGATCGACGCGCCCGATTTCAGCCGCAGCCTGAACCGCAAGTGCGACGGGTCGATCATGAGCGCCCCGAAGCGCAGCACGGCGTGGACAGTCTGCCCGCCGAAGGCCGATAGCTGCTTGGCGGTGAGCGTGTAGGCCAGTTGCACCTGCTCGGAGTTGTAGACGGATTTCACCACGTACTGCCCGCCCGAATTGCCCGCCCCGGGCGCGCCGGCCGCGCCCGCCTCGGCCTCATACGCCCAGACACACCCGGCCGGGTCGGTCCAGTTCTGCCCGATCCAGATAGCGGACAGTTCGTCGGCGTCGTTGTAGGCGTTGGTCAGTTCCAGCCTGGTCGGCGCGGGCAGGTCGCCCAGCACGCTCGCGGCGGCGATATCGGCGTAGTTGACCCGCTTGGCGGGTGCGGTCCCGTCGCCGTCGTTGATGCCGTAGATGGGCAGCCCGGTGGTATTGGCTGTGCCGTTGTCGTTGGTGAGCGCGACCTGCGCCTCCGCGCCCTCCCAGTAGTCGGCGCGGGTGAAGGTGACGGTAAAGATGGCCTTGCCCTGTGCGAGGCCCAGATCCACGGCTTGCAGGGTCGGGGCGATAGCCCCGGCGGTGTCTACCCCGGCCATGCCGGTGACGCGCACGGTGAGGGGGGATCGCTTCCAGGCCGTGTCGTTGTGGTATTTGGTCTCCGCGTACACCCGCGACACGGCCTCGCCGCGGTCGTAGGCGGCGGCCTGCTCAAAGAGCCGGGTCAGCGTTTCGGTGTTGGTTCGCACAGTTGCCAGGTTGCCCAGCAGCATCACGCGGGCGCTTTCCACCGCCGCCCCGCCCACTCCTACCCGCGGGGTCCACTCCAGCAGCAAGCCGGTCGTGCCGTCAGATACGTTCACCGTTGTCGAGCCGTCTGTAAACCGCAGTCCTAGCGCCATGCTTACCTCTGTCTCTGCCGGATCAGTTCTACCGCCTGTTCAGCCGCAGCCATGATTTCGAGCTGGTTGTTGGCGTAGAAGTTGAACTGATACCCGCCCTGGTTGAACCCCCGGCTGGCCGCAGTCAAAAACTGCTCGAGTAGCGTCAGCAGCTTCGTGGTCTGCCCGGCGCTGGCGACGTAGCCGTCGGATTGGGGAATGAACAGCTCGCGCCCGCGCTCCTGCCACTCGTAGACTCCCCCGCTGTATACCTGACCGCCCGCGGCCTTGCCGATGATGCCGTTCCCGTTCAGGTCGCGGTCCTCGGACAGTTCGCGCACACCAATATCCATCTTGCCGCCGGGGGTGGCGAAATCGGCCAGGACCGTGATTTTTACCACCTTGCCAGTCAGGTTGTCGATCTTGTTCTGGAGGATGTCCACCTCGGCCTGCGCCTCGCGAATCCCTTCGGCCAGTTCGTCCCGGTAGGTGTCGGCCAGTTCGGAGATTTTGGTCTTGTAGGCTTCGATGTCCCCGGTCTTTTTATATTCCTCGGTGATGGCTTTGAGCTCCTCGGCGTAGTTGTACTGCGTCAGGTAGTTCGTGCCCATCACCTCGTCAATACCACCGAGCGCGGCCTTGTAGGCTTCGCCCTCGATCCCGGCCTCCCGCAGCGCAGCCACCGCGTCCCCGGCGACGGTTTGGTTCCACTTGATGTAGACCTCGTTGAGTTTGCCCTGCGCGGCGGCCAGTTCCTCGTTCAGCTCGGCCAGTTCCTCGTTCAGCTCGGCCAGCTGCATGGTGTGGAGCAGATCCACCTTTTTGGCGTCGGCGGCGACTTCGGTGGCCTCGGCCTCTACCTCAGCGGACCTCGCGGCGTCGTACTGGGCCTGCGTCAGCCCGCCCAGCGAGGCGATCAGCTCATCCTGCGTACGGGTCTGTTCGGAGATGACCTGCGTCTGGCCGTAGGCGGTCAGGGTGCGGGTCTTGGTCAGCTCCACGTCCATCCCCATCGCCGCGGCGGTGGAGATGATCTTATCTCTATACACGTCGTAGGCCACGCCCTGCTCTAGCAGCGCCTGGCTGAGCTCGCCCAGGTAGGCGCGAGCGATCTGGGTTTTGTCGACCGCGAACCCGGCCCAGGATTTGTTGATATTTTGTTCGGTGACGTCCCAGGCGTTCAGGACCGCTCCGGTCATGTCCTCGACCCCGGCCCCCTGAGCGGCCAGTGCGTCGAGCTGTCCCCGTAGCGCCCCGGCCACCGCCGCCGTGCCCTCGCGGTTGGCCTTGACCACCGTCTCCTGGTAGGTGACGTACGTCGCCGCCAGCGAAGCGATTGCCAACCCGAGCGCCCCGGCGTTCACGGCGGCAGTCCCGAAACCCGCGCTCAACGCGGTCGTCAGGGACAACCCCGCGCTCCATGCCGCCGATACCTTCCCCATCGCTCCGGCTAGTCCGGTGACAACCGAGGACATCCCCGTGAAGGCGGCGACCAGCGTCGGGCGCAGGATCACCACGGCCCCCAGTGCCACAGCCAGGTTTCGCGTGCCTTCCTCGAGGTCGCCCCACCAGTTGATCACTTCCTTCGTTCCGGCGACGATCTCGGTCACGGTTTCGGCAAACTCCTCGCCCATCGCCTGGATGTTGGCGATGGTCTCCGGGTCTTGCAGCGTTTCAACGAAGTCCTCTAAATACGGCTGCGCGGTTTTGAACAGCGGGGCGAACAGGTCCGACAGCCGCATAGCCTTCAAATCGCCCAGGGCGTTCATCAACCCGGTCAGGGTCGAGCCGGTGCGCTCGGCGGCCCCGGCGAAGTTCTGCTCTAGGTTCTGGATAATGGCTTCAATCGCCTGATCTGCCGGGATCAGCCCTTTCTCGCGCATCTCGACGATTTCCGCCGTGGTTTTGCCGAACGCGGTGGCTAAAATCTCGTTGACGCTTAGCCCCGCCTCGGTCAGTTGCAGCACTTCCCCGCCGGCCAGTTTGCCCTTCGCCCGAATCTGTCCCAACGCCAGGGCGATTCTGCTCATGGTCTGCTCGCTGGCCCCGGTCCCGGCGGCGAAGTCGATCATCGCCTCTGTTAGCCGCTTGGCCTCCTGGGTATTGAACCCGTAGGCCATCGCCATTTTGTAGGCGTTGGCGACGCCTTCCGTGGTAAAGGGGCTTTTAATGGCGAGCTGCTGCGTCCAGCCAAACAGTTCCTCGCCCGCCGAGGCGCTCATTTCCAGCGCCTCGGCCATTGACTCCGCCCGCCCGGTGGTGAGCAGTTCTTTGGCCGCAAGTTGAGTCAGGCTCGCGCCCATCAACTCAAACGTGGAGACGGTCGACAGCGCCTCGCGCCCCAGCCCGACCAGTCCCGAGCCGGCCTTGAGTATCGCCCCGCCGAGGGTCACGCCCAGCGCGGTCTTGCCGACGTCGCCCAGCCCACGCACGCCCTGATCGACCCGCGCGATGCCTTGTTCAGCGCCTTTGGTGTCGGCCCCGATTTCGACAAACAGTTGTGCCGCCCGAATGCTCATGCTTTACTCCTACGCTTGGCCTGCGCCCTGACTGCTGCGTTCTCGGCGTCGCGGCACATCTCCACCACATCCCACCACTCGGGGCGCTCCGCGAGTTCCCACGGAGCCACCCCGAGATACCTCGCCATCTGTACCAGGTTCCACTCGGCGGCGGTCTCCTCGTCTGGCGGTTCGTACAGGTCCGGCGCGACGAGGTACGCCTTTAGCCTTTTTTTCGGGCTTTGACATCCTCGACAATCGCCGCCAGCAGCCCCATCGTGAACGGCAGCGGCAGCGAGGCGACCAGCGGATCAGCCGGCGGGATCGGCTGGTCGTTTTCGTCCAGCAAATCCCACGCCTTGACGACTTTTCCGATCTGGAAGGCGGCAGACTCAAACGAGTCCTCGATCTGGCCGACCGCCTCCACGAACTCGCGGTCCACGGCATTGGGCAGGTACTCGACCGCCATCGTGTCGCCCTGATACTCGTACTCGAGCCGGTAGGTGCGGTTGCGCATGTCCGTCAGTTTGATCGCCATAGCGTCTCCTAGAGTGTGGACAGTGAGTTGATGAGCGTGATTTCAAACGCCTTGCTCCAGGTCGCGTCATGCACCCCGCTCATTTCGTACTCCATGACGTAAATGCCTTCCTCGTCCGATGGATCGCTCACGCCCATGATCTGCGCCGGGAAGTCGAGTTGGAAGGTGTTTTTATACGGGTCTTTGATGGTCGCGCCTTCCGCGAGCACCCGGAACCACTTGGTCGTCCCGGCCCGCATGGTGGTCATCAGCCCCATGCCAGTGGCGTCGGTTGCCACCCGCAGGGTATAGCGCAGGGTTGGGACCAGCTCAACCGCCACCGGGTCTTGTCCAACCGGCCAGGCCAGCCCGATCTTATTCGACAGCTCCATCGTCATCGAGAACCCGCGCGTCATGGCTGTGGCCCCGTCTAATCCGGCCCGGGTGTCGGCCATTTTGAACGATAGGTGCGAGGGCAGCACCGGCAGCGCGGTCATGGAGGTTAGAGCGGGGGTCAGGGTGCAGGTGTTATCCTGCGCCTCGCCGTAACCCATGCCGGATACGGATACCTCTGAGCGGTTGAAGGTGAATGTCAACCCGGCCACTCGAGCGCCCGCGATCTTCCAGGCGTTATCGCCGTCGCCGTGTTCGATAGTCAGCGTTTTACCCGCGTCCGAGCCATAGGTATCGCTGACAAATGTCCACTTGTAAGCGGCAGTTTCTCCCTGCTGCGTGGGCGACGGGGCAGACAGCAGGCTCGAGAGCAGGTACACGATCTCGTTGTAGGTCAGCTTGCCCTCGATGCTGAACTCCGACCACTCCTTGTTGGGGGTGACAAACGAGGGGAATTTGAACCCCTGCGCCCGGAACACGTCGGCTTCCAGGCGCGGCCCCGGAATGATGGAGGTTGCCGCCAGTTTGCGGGTTGCCGCCACCGGCGTACCGGCGGTTGCTTCCACCCCAATCTGGCTAATCTGAAAAACGGTTTCCTTATTTCCCATGATGCGTTGCTCCTATTGGGTGAATACCCGAAACTGAATGGCTGCTTTTTGATAGGTCACGCCGTCGGCAATCTCCACCGGCAGCGGTACTTCCATGTCCTCGACACATCCGATCACCGTTCCGGTGATAATGGTGGTGTCCGCTTCCCCTTCCTTGCCGGGGACGGTCTGCGTCACCGTGCCGGAAGCGCAGTCGAGCGCCGCCCGGACGGCGTTCAGGATGGCGGCCGGAACGGCGTTGTCCAAGCCCTGGTCCACCGCCACCACCTGCACCAGCTCGTCGAACATGAGCGTGTGCGCCCCGGTTGAGGCGGGCTTCACGGGCAGGGCTGAGACTTTCGTCACCACGATCAGCGGATAGGCGGCGTTGCGCGGGGCGAGGTTTGCGTAGACGCGCGCCCCCACCAGGGCGGAAACGGCAGTATCGTTCTTGAGGGTGGTAATCACCCAGCGGGTGGCGGTGAGAATGTCGCTCATTTGAGCCGCTCCTCCAATTTGTTCATGGCGTAGATGAACGGGGCGCGCACCTTTTCAGCCGCCGGGCGCAGGAAGGGCCGGGCCATCATCTTTGACGTGCCAAATTCCAGATGAATCCCGTACTCCGCCACAACCCCGACAATGGCGCTGGTGGGCGTGACCATCTCGACAAACTGCGAGCCTTTGAGGTAGCCGGTATCGACCGCCGGGGCTTCACCAGGCGCGCTCGCCTGGTGGCTGCCGTACATATGCCCGCTCTTTTGCCCCTCCATCGAGGACTGGGAGGCGGCCAGCAGGTCGAAGGCGGTCTTGCGCACGATCACCCCGGTGGCCTTAGGGAGGGCGGCGGCGATCTTGGCAAAGTTGTTGTACTTGACGGCGATACTGCTCATAGCACCTCCGCGCAAATGACCACCCGCGCCGTCTCGTAGGTGCGCCGGATGACCCAGACCACCTCAAACGTCCTTGTTCCCACCACCAGCCGGTCAGCCTCGCGCACGTCGGTCAGCGCCGGCAGGGTGACGGTGTAACCCGCTCGCCCCGCGAGCCGTTCGGCGACGACACCCTCACTCGCCTGGCGGTTGTACGGCCCGATGCGCCCGCTAACTGTGCTAGCGGTGCCCCAACTCTCGCTAAAGCCCCCCGCGCCGTTGTCCGAGAGCGTCAGCCGCTTGATGGTGACGGTTTCGGGCATGGCGGCTTCCTGGGCGGCGCGCAGGGCGGTCAGGTCAGCGGTTGATAACATTGGATAATTCCTTGATTGGTTTCAAAACCGGGCTTTTACCCCATTCGGGGTCGTCCGTCCAGTCCACCATCTCGCGCAGGTTCATCCCGTCTTTCCACAACTGGAAGCGCCCCGGCTGGCCGGCGAACACCTGCCGCTGAAACGCCTCCCCCTTGCGCCGCAGCAGCGTGTCGCCGTCGGTGATGCGCACGCGAGTTTCGGGCGTGCCGGACAGGTCAATGCCGAGCGCCTTGCCGATCTCGTCCCAGGTCTTGGTCAGCGGCACAGCCACACAGCGGCAATTTACGTGCGACTCCATCTTCTCGCTTACCGGATGGAGCGAGCCGTGCAAGCCCCAACAAATCGGGCAGGTGGTGGCAGACAGGGCGCTCGACCAGTACCACCCGTCCAGCGCGTCGGCATTGCGCGCGAAGGTCTGCGCCGCGACTTCCCGAAAGGCGCGCAGTTGTTCCGTCCTTGCCACCACCAGCGCCCGTTGAAAATTCCCGGCGAATGCATCCGCCAGGGCGCGGGCGGTCTTGCGCGGGTTCCAGCCCTGGGCCATCCCCTGTACCAGCGTCTCGGTGGCCTTGAGCGCCGTTTCGGGGTAGTCGCGCATGAGCAGTTCGCCCAGCGGCGTGCCGTCGCCCGACAGCCCGATCATGGTTTCGACCGCCTCGGTCGGCACGCGGTTGAACGGCAGAGCAATCCCCTGCGGCGTGGTCAGCAGCAGGCGCATACTCTCGTCCATGTACTCGAAGCCGTCGTTCCAGTAGGCCCGCTGCCCCTGAGCGATTTCCCCGGCGGTCATGGCCGCGTACTTCTCCACCTCAGCGCGGGCCTGCGCCAAAAGCTGCTGGTAGCGTTCGAGGCGCACCAGCTTGCCCTGGGTGATGACCTGCCCGCCGGCGCGCAGTTGTTCGATCTCGTAGGCCAGGGCGGTCATTTGCGGTTCGAGGGCGCGCTCCACGGCCAGCCAACTGTCGGTCAGGCGTTGGATGGTCGTCGCCTCGCGGTCGAAGATCCGCTGGCGAAAGCGCGCCAGTACCGCGTCAATCCGGCTCATGGCAGGTCGGCCTCCGGTAAATTGCCAATCCAGGGCGTGTCAGTGGCCGTCTCTTTGGGGTGCTGGACGGCGCGCATGGTCGCGGTTGCCCGCCGCGCCCGGTGGTAGCGCACGCGCTCCATCATCTGCTCGTAGGCCTGGGATCTGGCGAAGTCGGCCCCGTCGGCCTTGAAGTCGAACTGCCCGGCATAGACGGCGGCCTTCTCCTCCCACACATCTGCCGCCGCCGCGTGCAGGTCGTAGGCGGCCACCCAATTCGGGTTGGCCGTTTGGGTCGGCGGGGTGGTGGAGGTGTCCCAGGTGTAGGGCAGCTCGCCGCGCGCGTCCATCAGCGGGTACTTCTCGATATAGCCTTGTAAATCCGCGTCGGTATAGGTGTCGTCGGTAGATTCTGCGGTCATGCGCCTGAGCTGCGCGATCTGGCTAGCGGTTGCGGTCATAAGGTGCTCCTTCCGGCGGGGTTGGGGAGGAGGCCAACCCCGCCTTCACAAAGGAGGAGAGACTAGACTTTGATGTATTCGACGTAATACGTGCCAACCATCCCGGTTGTGTCCGCCGAGCCGGTGATGGTCAGGTATTCATCCGCGCCCCACTCGACCTCGTGCTCGGCCACTGTTTGGGCGGTGACCTGGTCGTGATTGGATTCGCACACCAGCGCGGTGTTCACGGCCAAACCGTCAATCAGCTCGTCGTTGGACGTGCCCGAGGCCGCGACCCCGGCGTCGATGGCGGCCGCGCCGGCTGATTTCGCCGTGGTGCGCACGATGAAATTGGTGATGATGAGGTCAACGCCCTCCGGGTTGGGCAGGTTCAAAATCCCGCCACCCGCGCCGGAAGCCTCACCCTTGAAACTGCCATACAAACAACCTTTGCCTTCTGCCAATGTGGTTACTCCGGGGCGGGAGTTTCACCCGCCCCTATTTTGCGAAAAGATTAGGCGATGGTGAACTGGTGTCCGCCGACCACGTACCACTTGCCGCCGTAGGCCAGCAGCTCCAGGCTGTCGCCCACCGCGCCGGAGAAGGTACAGACGTCCTCTCCGTCCCCGCCGCCCCCAAAACCCCCCGTCACGGTGACGGTATTGGCCTGGGCCTGGTTGGAGATGATCGTCAGCCGCTTGAAGTCGTCGGTTACGGCTGTCGGGTTCGCCAGGGTAGCGGCTACCGCGCCCGCGACGGTCTTGGCAATCAGGCAAATCCCGTTCTTGACGGTGATCGGCCCGTCCGCGACCAGCAGTTGCACGGCGTGATCGTTGAGGTTTAGTTCGGCGGCGGTGGCGGTCAGCGCCGTACCGTCGATGTAGGTAGTCCCGGTCAGATCAACCGAGGATTTCTGTTTCTTGGGGTAAAAGCCCATGATAGTAACCCTCCTCAGGCCGGATTAGGCGGTCAGGGCGGCGAACTGGCATCGAGTGGTGGCGTCGGCGTTCATGCGGTTGATCGGGTTCGGCAGGGCAAAGCCCATGCGAATGACCGCCCGCAGCGCGACCATGTCCTGCTGCGCGAGGTTGTAGACGATGTTCCCGGCGGCGTCCTGAATGACGGCCTGGTCTAAGACCTTGTAGGTGATGTCCTGACGTATGGCATAGACCAGTTGTGACCAGTCCCCGGCAAACATCAGGTTCGAGGCCGCGTTGATTGTGCCGTCAGTCGGGAAGTAGATCGGCGCGCCGTCGAGTTCGTACTGGCTGGGGCTTTGCACGTCGCGCTTGAAGATGGGGTTACCGTTGGAGTCGCGCAGGTTGCGCAGCCGACCCTTGACCGACGGGTGTGCAATCGCGCCGTTGACCATAAAGCCGTCCGCCTCGACCAGCATGAACAGGCCGTCCACGCCGGCGTCGTTTTCGCCCAGGATCGCTTCGTAGTCGTCGGCGTAGTTAGCCGCGCTGATGGTGTGCCCGGCGGCGGTGCAACGGGCCAACAGGCCAGCCGCGCCCAGGTTGGTCGTCCAGGTAGCCGGGATGTTCGTCCCGTAGAACAGGGCGTTGCAGATGGCGACGTTGATGGCGCGGACCAGTTCCGGGCGAACCTCAGCCCAAATGTCAAAGTCGGCGTCATCGAGGACCGCTTCGGGGATCGGGACGATGGCAGCCACTTCCTCAGCGTCAATGTAAACGTTGTCCCAGTTGACCTCAGTGGTTTGCTTGAGGCCGGTATCGCCGTTGACGAAGTAGGCCGTGGCCAGGGCGCTCATAACGGGCATGCGCTTCTGGGCGCGGCTCATGTTCGGCAGCCGACGGGCCAGTTGCATGACGGGGTTAGTCTCGACTACCCCCTTGATGATCTCGTTGGCGGCTTCCTCGGGAATGAGGGCCGCTGCATCGGTGCGGGAAATCACAGAGTTGTAAGGCATGGCTATCTCCTACCGGCCATGTGCCGGATATATGCGTTCATGTCCGCTTTGGGCGGTTTGTCGCTCGTACCTGCGCCTGCGTTGCCTTTGACCCCCGGTGCGCCGAACAGCTCCGGCGCTGCCGCTTTGATCGCGGCCCAGTCGGGTTGGCCCCGCCGGTCAAACAGGTTGTCGGCCTGCGCCAGCAAATACGCGGCCCTGGGATTGCGGCAGCCAATCTCTGGCTTGACCGCTTCCTCCGCAAAGGCGGCGCGGCGCTCGGCCTGTTCAATCCGTCCCAGGGCGTCGGCCAGGGATTTTTCAAGCTCCGAACCCTTCTCGGCCTTCGGCAGCAAATCCTTGAGCTGCTTGGCAAGATCGTCACGCTCCTGCCGCGTCGCCCTGACGGCGTTGGTCAGTTTCGCAGTGTGGGCCTCATACAGGCTACGTATCTGCTCGTCCTGCTGTTCCAGCCAGCCCTCAAACGTCACGTCCGGGGTCGTCTGGGTTTCGGTGTTGTTGTTACCTTCGGGCATCTCGCCTTCTCCTGTTCAATTGCGGGCATCTCGCCCGTGATCCGGTCTTAGACCGGCTGATAGACCAGCGTCACGGTGGTCGCGTCCGCCTGATTAGTAGCGACGGCAGACGTGCCGGAGCGCACTTTGAGGTAGCGCCACGCCCGGAACATATCCGGGTCCACGGCCACGCACGCGGCTCCGGTGACAGCAGCCACCTCGTATTCGTCGGTGGCGCTGCGGACGGGGTAGAAGTTCGCGCCGTCATTCGACCCGGCAAAGGTGATTTTTGCCTCATCCCAGGCGGCGTCCGTCAGCAGGCCGACTAAGGTATAGCCGGGGCGCAGCGCGGTAGCGCCCGACAGGGACGCGTCTGCGGCGATGGTCACGGTTTGGGTAATCAGGTCATTGGGTATTTTCATTGGTCCCTCGTGTTTCGGTTAGGTTGCCCTGGTCGAAAGCCCGCCGCTGGTTGAGCAGGGCTTCGGCCAGGGATCGGGCTTGTTCCTGTTTTTCGGCGGCGGCGTCGTCAAGCAGCGCCTGGATCTCGCCCTCGTCCTTGCCTTCCCAGCGGAGTTGCGTCACCAGCGGCACACCGGCGTTCACAGCCTCGCGGCGGGTCAGCGCCTCGGTGTAGGGCTGCACGCTCTCGCTCGGCATCCAGACCGGCCGGATCGCGCTCGGCTCGAGTTCGCCGAAACCGCTGAGCTTGAGTAAAAACGCGCCTAATTCCCGCCATGTGGCGGCAAAGCGTTCCTGGTACTGGTTGACCTTCTTGGTGAGGGGCGCTTCCATCGCCAGCAGCGCCTCGCCCGACAGGTTTGACCCCGCGGGATAGAAGTAGTGTTTGGGCGTGCGGCTGATGATGGCAATCGAGTTAGCGATCTCGTTGATCGCCTTGAGGTAGTTGTCTAAATTCGCGGCTTCAAACTGATGCACCGAGGTCGCCTGCCCCTGCCCGTCGCCGGCGGGGATTTCCCAGATTGTGTTCGGGCCGTTCTTCAAAGCCGAGGTATCGCTGTTGCTGATAATCACCCGCTGCGGGAACGCCCCATACTCCGCAGTAACCATCATGTCGGCAAACAGCTTATTGACCGCATCTTGCAGGGTGAGGATATTTCCCAGTTCGCCCGGTCCCCTGAAATGGAACACGGGAATAACCCCAAACGGGTTGGGCGCGGTTGGCGGGTCGGCAGGCTGGAAGGGGCTGGCGGTCGATGGCTTATTCTTGGAGCGCGTCTGGTAGTATTCCAGCCGGTCAGGGTAGTAGAGCGTCATGTGCCAGACGTCGTCGACCCACCATTTCGCGGCGAACTGCTTGACCTTCGGGCGGGCCGGGTCGTAGAACACATGGCAGGTTCTGGGGTCGTTGTGGTAGACCTCGATCGTGTCGCCATCCTTCCAGGCGATCACGAACGCTTCGCTGGCGATCAGCGCGTCCTTGTGGACTTCGTACGCGTCCAGCCCTAATCTCAGGCTGCTCCACAGTTCGTCCAGGCGGTCATTCGCGGCCTGGTCCTCAGCGTCCCAGCCTTTGAGCGCCAGCCGGTCAAGGGCGGCATTTACCACCACGGCGCACCAGTTTTGCGTAAAGCGCGCATCGAGATTGTTAAACGCCTCGCGCAGCCGCGCGGTGGAGTAAACCGTGGGCTGTTCGCCCTCGGCGTAGGCGAACAGGGTATTGTAGGCCAGTAGCTTGCCGTCTAGTGCTGCGAATGCTTTTTGTAGATCGGTCATGTTTACCCCTGTCGGCTGGTAGCCGCGCGGTTGATCGCTTTTCCGGACAATTCGGTCATCATCCACACTTTCGCGTCCATGCGGTTCGGGGACGGGTCGCCCGGTATCCACAGGCACATTTCGTCTTCGAGGGCGGGGAATGAGCCGACGTGGTGATCGCGGCCGCTTTCCCCGATGGCGGCAATCGGCTCGGCGCGAGTGGCTTTACCCCTGGAGGCGTGGACCAGTTTGACTGGAACGCTTGCATCCACCTGCTTGATGACCTGGGCGACCATTTCCCCGCCGTTGTTGGCCTCGGCTACAATCAGGTCAGCCTTGTGGCGGTAATAGGCCGCGACCGCCGCCCGCGCCCATTCCAGCGGACTACCCTGCAAGGAATCGTCTGCCAGGGTGTAATAGTGGTCGTTCACGCGCCCGCCGGTCACAATCCCGGCTTCATCGCCGGTGGAGGTTGCGGACGGGTCAACCCCGACCACCACACGCGCCAGCGGCGGGGCTTGCAGCACGCGGGCGCTGTCGATCGTGGCACGCGTCCACAATGCGCCGGGGGCTTCGGTCACGTCCTCCGCTAGTATCTCCATGCGGTAGGCAAGAGAGGTCATATCGGTGGTAATGTCGTCCAGCGCCGCGCGGGAAATGTAGGGGTTATCCATGCTGGTGAAGTGAAACACGGCCCATCGCCCGGAGGTATCCTCTTTGGCCCGCTTAAACATCCGCGCGGCGTGCTGCGGATCGCGGGCTTTGGAAACAGAGCGCGAATGGAGCGAGGGCGGGGTGTAAATAAAGGTCGCGTCGCCGTCGTTGTCCAGCAGCATCGGAGCGCCAACCATGTCCCAGGCGTCCTCGTTAATCAACTGCCACTCGTCGAAGATCAGGTCATCGGCATAGTCCCCGCGCAGCGTGTCCGCGTTCCAGGCGGTCTTGGCCCGGATGCGCTGCTCGGTTCCAGCCAGTTCAATGACGTGTTCGGTTTCGTTTTTGCGAAATACGCCAGCGTCAATCGGGGCTTGCAATGCGCGGGTAACGGTGGTCCAGAAGCGCCCCACCTGCTCGGCGGTGGGAGCTGCGTACAGCACCCGCCGGCCCCGTAAAAATCGCTCGACGGCGTAGATGGAAATCCCCACGGTTTTACCGCCGCGCCGACCCGCGCGAATAACCTTGCGCTTGGCCGGGCTGTTGATAAACGCGGCCTGGTGCTCATGCGGTCGGGGCAGGGACACGACGTACTCAGGCATGGGGCGCGTCCTCGTAGACAACCTTGAGAACCACCGGCCCGCCGTCCGCGCCGGTCTGCTCGGTGCGCTCGA